CACGGACTTTGACATCAGATTCTTGATATGAAGGAAAGGTAAACTGCTTAGTCGCATTACCATCCCCAGTGTATTCTACGAATGTTGTTGCCATTTATTTATATATGTTGAGGATGTTTGCGGTAGTTACTCGTTTGTTTATCTGTTCTATTTTTGCTAGACGTTGCCTTTCAATTAGTCTTGCTACATTTGGATCATCTTTAATTGACTGCCATGCTGTTTTTTTAGCACGTTTAAACAGTCTATCAATAATTCTATTATGGTAGTAATCTCTAGCATTAAACTGTGCACGTTTACCTGAGCGTATGTCTTCATACATTTGATTCATAGACTCGATCATTTTTGGATCTTTAGCTAGTTTATTAAGCTCTAGTTCTAAGTTAAGAGATCCGAGTGCTCTTTGAAACTGTGATCTAATGATAGGATGATCTGTTAAGTTTGTGCTGTCTGGTGCGAAGTATGTTGATGTGCGTAAATCGTAGCCACTATCAAATAAAAAGTTCCTACCTTCACTCTGTTCTAAGTTTAGAGTAACAGGACTTACAGCGTTAAATGCACGAGTAAGAAAGTCCCAATCTTTTATTGGTTTACCGTTTAGCATATCATACTTAATAGGTAGCTGCGTTTCAGCAAGACCTTCTGTAATTAAGTTTCTGTTACGTACTGATTGAAATATACCTGAGTTAATTTCACGCATATAAGGTGTAAATAATTTACCTAAATCATTACGCAAACCGGCTAGCGGTACTTGGTTGTTAAGTAGTCCAGCTACAATACGATCACCCTGACCGGGGCGACCAGCAAATAGATCAACAAACGATTGTATTCCAGCAAGATATGACTTACTTGTAATAGCCTGTGCTACAACAAGAGATATCTTACCTAACTCGTTTTCTGTCCACTCTTCACCCATAAGTTGACTCGCATCACCTACGTCAGCTATTGTAGACATGATAAGGTTAAACGGTTCAAACTGGTCATAACCAACACGAACTGCACCTAGTTTAATTGTTCTAGGTTCCCACTTACTGTCAAGCCATAGCTGTCTTTTTTGTCTATCAACTGGGCCATTACCATTAAGATCACCACGCATCCAAGCTTGTGCAGCCATAAATACTACAGCAGAGCCTATCGCCAATCGGCCTGTTTGTAAGGCACGTGCGTTAGCAAGCTCTTCTGGTGTAAAGATCCCATACTTATTTACACTAGCTAGATCATTAGGATTAGCAAATGCAATGTCGTTAAACTCTTTGACTAAGAAGTTAAAACCGGGTGTATATTTACCTGTAAGTGCAAGGCCATTAACACCAGTTCTAGCAAATAAAAAGAATGGTTTAGCTAAAGGCACAGAACTAAATACATCATTTAGACCTTTTGCAAAACCTGTAAGATCTTGTGTTAGTGTTACTTCTTTACGACCAAACTGAGTAGCTTCATCTACAATGTTACCGTTAGCATCAAAAACTTGTGAATAAAAATCATCTTCGTATGCTCTCATCAAATCCTGTGTAATCTTAGGCGTTGCATAACCGTTTTCTTGTAGCTCCAAAGCTTTACGCATAGCTTTTTCACGCATCTTAGCACGGCCAAGAATGTAACCAAACGCATCGTCAGTTGCAGCCATGATCTTAGTAGAGTATGTTAAGAAGTTACTGTTGTTCATCTGACGTGCCATATTAGCTACACGAAAAGCTGCTTGCTCTCCTTCAGTAGCACGGCCACTATCTTCTGCCCAACGACGTAGTATCTCCCAGTTGTCATCTGCCTGTGTAAACTCTGCGTAACGTGTTTTAATTGATCTTATATCGCCTTTCCAGTATGAGTTTAGTTTACTTCTAAATATTGTAAACGACTCTGGTATAGCTTCGATCATACCATTTACTGATGCAAGACTTGCTCTTACGTCAGCTACATTACCATCAAACGGTAATCTTAACACTGACCCTAGTGCTGTAGCTAGTGGTCTTAAGAATGTTGCAGTAGATGTACCCATGATAGCACGAGCTGGTGTTTTAGGACTTGACAGTATACTGTGTGTCATTACACCTTCTAGCTCACGTATCATAGCACCTGTACGGTTAGGACTTGTAGCTTCTAGCTGTCCACCAAGTATAGTTTTCCTAGCCCAGTTATCAAAGTCATCTAATGTATTAACATTCTCCATCATAGAAAATGCTTCATACAACGCATTTAGTAAGTTGTCATCTGCATCATCACCAGCGATCTTTAGTATAGACTGTATAGAATCTTTTGCATCTTGCATAGACGCTTGAGTTGCTTCTTCTACTGTCTTTTTACTTTTTTTACCAAGACCTAGCTCTCTAAATGAGTCGGACTTTACAAATCTAGCTTTCTTTGTTTCGTAGAGTGCAGTAAGCATAGTGTCAACTATCTGTTTAGTTGGCCCATCTATGTCTTGTAAGTCGACAAGATCTGCTATTTCTCTACCAGCTGTACCTAAATCACGAACTTGCTTAAGTAGTGTACCAATTACAAGGTCAGCGATGACTACATTTTTAGATGTCCATACTTCTACACCATCAATTATATCAGGTTGAGCTTCTAATAACTCTTTTAAATATTCTTGTGGTGACATATCAACTGCATTTCTGCCCTGTGTTATACGTTGATGTCCTTCTATAGCCTCTCTAAACTTTGCTACCAAGGCTTGTCTGTTACCTTTTGCTGCTTCTAGTTCTTTTGCAAACTTCTCGCTACTCATCAAACCTTTCATAATTCTTTCGACCGTAGCGTCGTCTGTACCGCCTTCTAAGGCTATTCTTTCTCGTTCTACGGGTGTTGTAACACTACCAGTAGAACCCTCCTCTGAGCCCCATTTGTTACGTGTAGCGGATAGCTGATCTCTAGCTACTTGTGGCTCAACCTCTGATATGTGTGCCCCTTGGTGTGGCTGAGATATAGGTGCATTTTTATCTGCTCTAAACTCTGTTTCACCTTTACGTAGCTGTGCAACACCAGCTTCTACTGTTTGTTTTTCTAAGCTTTTGTTTCTAGCTGTAATCTGATCCACAGCTTTTTTACTACCTTTACCAAGTGTATAAGCTAAACCATCAAAGACTAGACCTATGCCCATGCCTTCAACAATATTCTTGAGTTTCATTACAACTGGATGGTCAGTATCTTTGGTAGATATCGGTGTATCTATCCAGCCATATCTGTCACGTAATGCACCTAAAGCGTTTTGCTCATCTGACTCTTTAGATATAAGGTCAGAGACAGCTCCTACAGCTGCACCTCTGACTATGTTACCTTTTGATAGAGCAAGTAAACCAGCTGGTATAGTTACAATACCGGTAGCTGCGGCAGCCTTAGCTGCTGCGACTGTACCGAGTGCAAGCGTACCGAAGTGTACTAAGCCACGAAGCTGTTTACCCCACCATGTCTTTGTTTCGATTGGATTGTCATACGCTCCAAATGGACTCCACTCTGGTCTATATGTACCAGTTTCTTGTCTTTCTCTTTGCATTTCGCCAGACAACGCATCGAGTGTACGTTCTGGAAAAGTAGCAAGAGAAGAAGCTGTATCTTGAAGACCGCCAGACAATATAGATTGTCCTTCTTTTATGAGTGCCTTAGCACCCCAGTTATCAGCATTACGAGGATCATCTTGTACTTCCTTAGAAACTACATCCTGTTGCTGTAACGTGGACTGAGATTTTTCTCTAAAATCCCTGTCTCTTTCGTACTCATCTTGTGCTTGTTCAGCTTGATCTGCTAAGTAATCAGCATACTCAGGATCAAAGTTGATGTCTGCACTAGAGTAATTTGAATCAGTCATCTTTTAGTTTTTCTATTTTAATTAATTCTTCTAGATTAGGGTTTGCATCTTCTAGTACTTTTCTTTTTTCTTCTAAGTCTTTTATCTTTGCTTCGATATCTTCTCGAGATAAGAAGAATTTTGAAGCTGCTTTACTAAACTCTCGTGGATTACCAATAAATGGTAATGGTTTCAATACTGTATCAACAAATCCTGTATAACCCTGTAGAGGTGTGAGTAATTCATTATAGTATTCTAACTGTCTATCAATTCTCATTGCATTTGTAGCAGCATCAACTTTAGCTTCTTCTGTTTTAATTATGTCTTCTATTTCTAAAACTACACCAGCTGTAAGATTTTGAAACTGGTTCATAGGCATATCTCGTAGCATAGGAAATGTATTAAGAACTGCTCTTACTTCATTAGCGTTCATGTTTATTAGCCTATCCCATCTTCCTACATCCTCATCACCTTCAAAAATTGTCTGCTCACCACCACTTTTAGCTTGTACAATAGCACCTCTAATACTGTTAGTTCGATTAGAACGTTGTCTAAGAAGTTCAAAGACCATTTGACTCTGTGTTTCTTCATTAAACAAAGCATCTTTACTTATTGCACCAGATTTTGTAGCTTCGAGTATTTCTTGTGAACTAAATCCAAAGATTCCCCAGTTACTATCACCTCTTTTAGCTCTCTTTATAACTTCAGCAACAGTTAATCTGTCACCATTCTTTTTACCAAAACCTATGTTTGGTTGATATGTTCCAAGTTCATTACCTTCTTTTCTAAAACCTTTTAATATCTTTTCTGTTATCTCTGGATTTTGTAGCAAATTAATATTAGTTTTAGTTAAATGTGGTTTTATATTAAACTGGTTTAGTTCTTCTTTACTAAGTCCAAACTGTTTATCAACTAAAATTCCATCTTCATTAGGTGTAAATCTTTGAGCAATCTCACCTGTAGCATCATAACCACCTACGGATGTAAACCTATCTTCAGCATAATCTTCAGCATTAATTTTTGTACCTCTGACTATACCTTTAAAATAGTTTGGAAATGGTACATCTCCATACAACTTATGTGCTTTATATTGTAAAAGTGCTTTTTGTTCTGCAATAGAGTTAAACTTATTATTAAATCTAACTGTATTTGTATCAGATTCTAAAAGATTTCTGTCATCAAGAATGTCTGCTGGACTAATAGATCTACCTTGTCTTTCCTCTACTGCGGATAATTTATACTTACCGGCTAATAAATTAGCTTCAACTTGGTCGTACGCATTTCTTTCAGCTACTTCTGGCTCAACACCAACAGCAACTTGGTTAGCTACTCGACGTTGGAAATCACCGTATGCCTTATCTACTTGAAATCTAAGGTCATTAGTCATTTCTAACTTTGTATTACCTGTGCCTATAAGTGCACCTTCTAAATCTTTATAGTACTGATTCGTAGCATCTGGCTTACCAGCATTAGGATACTCGCCACCAGTTGTTATACTAGCATTGTTACTATTTAATTTAGTAGCATCAAAGTGTGGATATTTGTTTTCTAGATCTCGTAAAAAATCAGATTCTATCTTTGGTGGTATACCATTAGGGTACTGATCTCTTAATGCTTCATACTCTTGTTTAGCTAAAATTTCGTCAGCCTGTATACCACGAGATACTTCAGTAGCCCTATCAATCTCTGCTTGCTGCATGATGTTATTTAGTGTATCTTTAAAATTAAAGTCACCATCTGCAATCGTACTTTTAACACCAGTAGCTGAGTGCTCAAAGATAGCACCATCAAAAAGATATTCTAAATGTTCTATATTTAATCTTCTATCATCTTCACCAGTTTCTGCTGCAACTTCAGTAAATATATACTCTATAGCATCACGATTAGTTTTAACTTCTGGTATTCTATTCTTTACAGTTTCAACAAGAGTCATTACATCAACATCAATTCTACCATTTGCTGAGTATGGTTCAAGAGTTTTGACTATGATGTCCCTTGTTTTTTCTTTGTTTATTCTTTTAAAGTTTCGGTTAGCGTTGTTTTTCCAAGATTGTATATTGTTTTCTCTTCTTTGTTTGATGTCAGGATAAATAGTATTGTAAAATGCTTTTCTAAACTCTCTACTATTTGTATCAATATTTAGTTCTCTAGCTTTACGTAGCATTGCTGTAACTAATAACTCGTCAGCAGCATTATGCAACTCTATAAATTGTTCTGAATCTATTATATCTGAAGCACCGTTCTCATTTAAAAACTGTGATCTTGCACCAAAGTAACTTGTATTTAGATTTCTCAACAGTTGTTTAATTCCAATGTCTTCTGGCACTGGAATATTTCTAGCTCTTAAAAAGTCTAAGGAAGCGTCTGTATTCTCGTTTAGTAGCTCATTATCAAACTTAGCGTTTTCTAATTCAAGAGTACCTTCTTTGGTATATAACTCAGCAGTAGAGTTTTTATCCAAGAAGTCCATTGCTTCATTGATTTTTTCTTGTGCTTCTTGTCTATCTTGAAAAGTTTGTATAGCTTGACTAGCTGATCGAGAAAACTGTGCTAAAGACTCTAAGTTTTTAAGGGGTCTTTCTGCAAGTTCTTTTTGTATCGCAGCCATCTCGTTATAGAACTGGATGGTGTCTTGTTGATTTGCAGTTATCTGTTCATTAACTTCATCTGTTAGATCAGGTTCTGTTTCTGCATAGTTTTTTACACCGTAGCCGGGTAGTTCGTCCCGTTCTCTACCTACGATAGTTCCGAATGATGATGATGTCATAATCTTGTAATGTAATTAACCTCAAGCTACATACACTGTAGGTAATATAGATTGAGGTTTATTAAAATTTAAAAACCCTTTGCCTCCAAAACCACTGTAGATACTTGCTACCTGACTTGCTATCTGTAGAGCACCACCTAATCTGTTTGTAGGAGGCATCATTACAGGTGCACCGTATGCAGCTGGTATACCTAAAGCTTCTCGACCTCGAGCTTGTGCAGCTTGGAACTTACGTACAGCACCCTCTTGAGCGTACGCCATATTACGACGTAGTACGTTATCAATAACTGATTCTACTTCTGACTGGGCTGCAAGCAGTCCTTGTAAGTTAGCTTTACCAAATCTTCTAGATCTACCGCCTTCGTTAACTGTACCTTTTGATCTAAAGTATTTACGAGCAGCAGCTTCTACTTGTTTTCTACCCTTACCTTGGGCAGCAAGAGCACTAGCATAAGCATCACTTAAATCACGTGAGTAACCTATGACATTTCTTTTCTGTGTTCTTGCGAGTTGTGTTTCTTTGTTGAAGAACTT